TGTAACGGCGATGACGCGATGCAAATGTCCTGCGGCGAGTGTGATTACCTCGGCTATTGGTGGATCGTATCAACCAGCGGCCATCGAGCTTATCCTTTTAACTCTTGGTCTCTCGATGAACTATTCTGGGCACCTACCGACAACGATCCAAAGATCCCAATCACCGATGCGAGTGAAGCCATTATGAACAAGGATTGGTCCAATTGGCCTGACCACTACCGGCACGGTGCTGAGGAGAAGCGGACCATTGATGTTTCTGCACTGACCAAGCCCAAACCATTCAAGATGAACCGGAAGATATGAGCTATGAAAATCTGGCCTTGGAGTGTGATTGCGGAGCTGCACGATGAGAATGCCAAACAGCGTGAGGAGATAGCTCGGCTTCAAATAGCTGATAGCAAGTATGCCAAAGACTTTCGTGCTATCCAAAACCAAACCGAATACCTTGTCCGCACCATACGCGACATGGATAATCAGATTTTTAAGATGGGCCAATATACTGATTGGAACCAAATGCGTCCACATTTCAACTACCTCCACGAAGGCACGATCTCCCGCAAGCGGACGGAGAGCGATCGGATTAATGACCTACTTCGGCCGGAGTTGATCAAGACCTACAGCGGATCGAAGATGATTGAGAGTCGATGATATGCACTACGAAACCCAAGGTGGCATGGTCACCCAAGGCCTGAACTTCTCCAAGATGCTCGATCTCCTTCGTGAACTACAAGAAGCCACCGCGCTGCAAGGTCATCTCATCCGTGCGCAGGGAAGCTCCACAAAGGACAATGCTCTTGCAGATGGCTGGCTCTGCATCTCCGAGAACCTCAAAATGATGGAACGATTCATCACCACCATGGCTCAGGGAAAGTTACTACAATGACCACCACACCAATAATTGGAAATGCCAATGGCACTAAGCAGCTCAATCCAAGCCTACCCTGACTGCCACGAGTTCTTCGAAGCAGTTGTGGATGATCCGCAAGGAGGTCGGATCTGGAAAGGCACGTTCCAAGCCTCGCATGAATTCCGGCATCGATGTCATCAGTTTCGCCGCCTGCACAGGAAGAACAATGAGAAGATTTACAAACCCGGCGAGCTGATGTTTGGGTGTAGCGAGTATGACACGTTGAAACTCCAGCTCAAGGAAGATTCCGCTGGAGATTGGTGGGTCTATGCAGTGCAAATGCGCAACGCACCGAGGAGTATTGAATTGTTGAGTGAAGTTGAGCCGGAAGACCCAGCATTGCGGGAGATCGAGGTTGTGAATCGATTGCTGCTTGAGGATCATAGTGAGGATCGAGAACAATGAAAATCTGGTTTGATACAGAGTTCATCGAGGATGGGAAGACCATCGATCTATTGTCCATTGGCATGGTTCGTGAGGACGGCGCTGTGCTGTATTTTGAATCAGCAGAGTGTGACCTAAACCGCGCCAGTGATTGGGTCAAGGATAATGTAATCCCACATCTGCGACAGGTGTGGACATCGCGCAGTATGATTGCTTCGACCATCGTACAGTTCGTTGGAGAGAAGCCTGAGTTTTGGGCCTACTACGCTGACTATGATTGGGTCGCACTGTGTCAACTCTACGGCACGATGATGGATTTGCCTAAGAGCTGGCCGATGCATTGCCGTGATGTCAAGCAGTTGTGCGATAGTCTTGGCAATATAAGGCTACCCAAGCAAGAGAACGCCGAGCACAATGCACTCTCTGATGCTCTTTGGGCCAAACAAGCGTGGGACTTTCTCCATGGCAACTAAAGCCCCACAAGAAACCTACCTGCGCTATTGGGAAGCCGCTGCGTTGCAGGAGATTGGGATCGAGATCAAGGTTGATCCGAATGATCAAGCGATGTTTGTGAACGCTATTTATGATGCACGGAAGATGTTTGGAGGGTATGAGGATATGATTGTTCTCCAACCCAACCCACCGGGGACGCTTTTTATTAGGAAGAAGGAACTAGCGGAGATGGAGGAATGAGAACGTGGACATTGTTGTTCTTTAATGCGGGCCCAATGATAAAGTTCGAGGATGAGTACGCAGGAACGTTTCTGCATGTGGAAGATCTGAATCCAGAAGCTCACATTCGATTTCGGCTAACCCCGATGGAGCTTCTAGCCTTTGGCCTCAAATGCGTTCTGCGGAGCATGTGGCGATGACCAAACCCGACAACGAAATGTTCTTCCATGCCACACCCAACGAAGAGCTCTGCACCGATGGCAGCAAACACGACTTCCAAGGCTGGATAGATCTGAAAGACGAGAACGGCTATGTTTGCGGTGGTACGACTGTTTGCACCAAGTGTGGATTGGACGCATTTACACACAGCTTGAGGTATGGGCCATGAGCGATACTAACCAAGACGACCCAACCGACATCGACGAACTCATGCGGAGGATCGACGAAGAGATCGAGTTTGGGTCGGGGATTGTCACGCCGAAGTACATCGACGCGGTGGTTGCCTACCAGCGCCAGCAACGAGCGAGGCGGCAGGCTGGGGTGAAGACGAAGAAAAGCGAGGGGGAAGATGGACCGAGGTTGGATATTAATTCTCTGCTGAACAAACCTGTGTTCAAAATGAACCGGAGAGTGTAGAGATGGACAACTGCAGCGAAGCTGTATCACCCAAGGCCCCCTCTCCATTCATCTCAGGAACAAAGATTCAATACGCGATCGATTCGACCAGCCTCGGTGCGATGAAGTTGTGTCCGAGGTACTATCAATACACCATTCTCGAAGGTTGGATGCCTAAGGAAGAATCGATCCATCTGCGGTTTGGGATTGAGTATCATTCAGCGATTCAGGATTATGAAAACCTGCGCGCGGAAGGGTTGGATTTCAACGATGCTGTTAGGGAGACTATGGGGAGGTTGCTAATCCGCAGCCATAAATTCGATCCCGATCCAAGCACCAAGGCCGGGCAATACAAGAACCCGAATAGCCTTCGCCAATTGGTTGTAGACTATCTCGACGAGTTCGGCCGTGGCGATCCTTGCAAAACCTACATCCTCGCCAATGGCAAACCAGCAGTCGAACTCAGCTTTCGTTGGGAACTAGACTGGGGACCCAATTGCAGCGAAGCTGTATCCAATCCTACCAATCCCAGTGACCAACCGAATACAGCTTCGCTGCAACCATATTTGCTGTGTGGCCATTTGGATCGGGTGGTGAGTTATAATGATGATTTGTTTGTGCTGGATCATAAAACAACGACAATGTCTGCTGGCGATTGGTATATGCAACAGTGGAGCCCAAATAACCAAATGACGTTGTATGCCTTGGCTGGGAAGGTTGTGTTGAACGCACCTATGCGCGGGGTGATCATCGAAGCTGCGCAGATTTTGCTTGAGAAGCCTAACAAGTTCACTCGTGGATTTGCCTATCGCAGTGATCAGATCATTCATGAGTGGCTTAGTGATTTGGAAATCACTTTGGAGCTGGCCCAGCATTACGCCAAAGCCAATCATTGGCCGATGAATGACACCGCGTGTGGCATGTACGGCGGATGTAAGTTTCAGAAGGTTTGCTCCAAGAACCCAGAAGTCCGGAAGCATTATCTGAACGCGGATTTTATTCAACTCGACGAGGACCTGAGATGGAACCCGCTAAAGCCACGCTAGATATCTTCAAGCTGTTCAACCTCAACATTCATGCTTGGCACTACTTCGGCATTATCTGTTTCAATGATCTGCCAGGGATATTTCCAGGATTGGGAATAGATGATGAATGAAAAACAACTCCGCGCAATCCTCCCACTCCTCAAAGCTCGTGTGGTCGACCGTGGCCCAAGCCATTTCACAATCAGCTTTGGGCCGGAGTACGGCTCACCAACGCAGATTAGGATTGAGTGTAACATGGATATGTACGACCTGCATGATGGGGATTTGTTAACGATCTATACCGAAGTGATGCTAACCCAACCAAAAGGAACCGCGTGATGCCCGAGACCCGCACAACCCAACTCAAATTCCTCGAGGAAAAGAAACACTCAGTTCGGTATGTTTCTGAGCAAGCTAAGGACGTGGTTAGTTCAGTTTACATCATGAAAGCCGAGTTGGACAAACCTTGGCGGTCTAATCGGGCTTGGCCGGAGAAGATCAAATTGACGCTGGAGTGGGAGTGATGCCAAAGATCACATACCTCAAAGAAATCGATGGTGCCTTATGGGCCCGGCTTGAGTTAGATCACCCTACTAGGGATGGAGTGGTTCACATATTTACCGACAAGGAAATTCGAGAGCTTAAAGACAAAGAGCGCCAAGAAGTGAGAGAGGAAATTGAAAATGCCCTCGATCGCTGGAAGGACTAAACCATGCCAAGCCTCGCCGATCACCAATCAAACGACCTAACCAAGCTCCTCCTTATTGGCGATGCCAAAACCGGCAAAACCGGGTCGTTGGTCTCCCTAGTCAAGGCCGGATACAAACTCCGCATTCTTGACATGGACAATCTCCTCGATAGTCTCAAATACCAAGTCCTGCGTGAATGTCCGGAGATGATGGGGAATGTTGATTATCGAACCCTTCGAGATCGTTACAAACCCACCCCTCTCGGTCCTGCACTCGACGGCAAGGCTACGGCATTCATCACAGCAATGAAAATGCTCGATAAATGGAGCTACGACGATGTTGACTTGGGAAATCCGGCCGCGTGGGGGCGTGATAGTATCCTTGTCATTGACAGCCTATCTCGACTATGCGATGCCGCCTACGATTTCCACCAATCAATTGCCCGCCCTGGTAAATCAGGCGACGTTGACGGCCGAGCAATCTATGGACTTGCGCAAGATGCTGTTGAAATGGTACTTAGCAATCTTACTAGCGACACCTTCGCAACCAACGTCATCGTCATCGCGCACATCGCGTATCAAGACCAACCAGACGGCACGAAAAAGGGTTTCCCGCAAGGGGTTGGGCAAAAGCTAAGCCCAAAGATTCCACAGTATTTCTCCAGTGTGGTTCTCTACACCAACGTTCGAGATAAACGCACAATCAAAACAAACTCTACCATGCTTGTCGATCTCGCCAATCCCAAGCCGTTTGAGATGTCGCCAGAGCTCCCCATAGAGACTGGCCTCGCCACCTTCTTCGAAACCCTGCGTGGGCCAACAGCCGCAGCTAGCGCAGACAAGCCCAAAGCGGTTATATTGAAAAGGAGAGTTTGACCTTTGCCCAAACCCATCCGCCCAATGAAGCTCCTGGCGTTCATCAACCTACACGCCTACTTCATCCGCCTCAACCCGCCCTTCTCCGAACCCACCAAGGAAATCCTCCGCGAGATCGAGGAGCATATACTTAGTATTATTCAAAAAGAAAGGAACCCAATCCAGACCCGAACACAAACCCAAACCGACCCAAACCGAAACCAATTCTACCCGATCAACAAGGACACCTTCTAATGGCCACCAACTTCGAAGACATCCTCAATCGATCCATTGACGACATCAAACCGCCTCCGATGCTGCCAGAAGGCACCTACCTCTGCGTGGTCCAGGGCTTGCCAGAACAAATCGAATCCAGCCAGAAGAAAACCCCCGGGCTACGGTTCAAGTTGCAAGTCGTCCAGCCCTTGGAAGACGTCGACCCGGCCGAACTCCTCGCCTTCGAAGGCGGGGTTAGTGGAAAGATTGTCAACCTCGATCAATGGGTGACGGAGGATAGTTTGTTCATGCTAAAGCAGTTTGTTGAGCATTGCGGAGCCTCGGAGGAAGGTGCGAGCTTGAGCGCCTGCATTGACAACGTACCCAACTCCAGCGTGCTTGCGTTTATCAAGCACCAGACGAATGAAGAAACCAAGCGGACCTTCGCGAAGATCCAGCGCACCGCGCCAGCAGCGTAAAGGAGAGTACTATGGAAAACACTATCGGATGGGCCGTCAATCAATTGCACACTGGCTTTCGTGTCTGTCGCTCCAGTTGGAATGGCAAGAACATGTATCTGGAGCTTCAAGTCCCTGATGCAAACTCCAAGATGACACTCCCCTACGTCTACATGCGCACCGCTCAAGGCGATCTCGTGCCTTGGTTGTGCTCACAGACGGACCTGCTGGCAACTGACTGGGAAATCGTGTGATGGACAATGAAGGCGCAACTGAACCTACTGGTGAGACATACCAACTCACTGAACTACTATATATTCATAAGCAATTGATCAAAACCAACCGACCCAAGCTGGCTGAGGCCCGGGACAAGATCGAAGACATAATCTTAGCCATGACCAACGATCTCATCTACGACTAACCCTGTTCCTCCCAAACTGGCTAGAGCGCAAATGCTCTGGCCGTCTTTTTGGAGTCCACATGCCAAAACTCCACATAATCTACGACCCAAAAGATATGCTCAGCCACAGCGCCGATCAAGTGCGAGTTGCAAGGCTCAAGATAGCTATCCTAGACATCGCCAACGCAGACGATCTGGGCAACCGCGAGATCAAAGACATCGTCACCGAACTCGGCACTTTGCTATTGGAGCAGGTGCGCATCGCAGGAGCCTAGCCCAATGCAAAAACCCTTCCAACTCACCGAAGAAATGGCCCAGGAGCTAGCCAATGAAGTCTCCACGCTCGCGCCCCAAGGGAATGAAGCAACACATGACTCCTTTGGAGCGAGGGCTTTCGCTCCAAAGTCACGCCGAAGGCAAGTCGATTCACTACATAGCGAAGGCGATGCATCGGGATCATCGAACGATCAGCAGGTTATTGCGGAAGACCCGATCAATCCCAGCCACTATCGAAGACATCCATCGGGAGTTGAATGCATTGATATCACAGAACACATGCTCTTCAACCCGGGCAACGCGGTGAAGTATATCTGGCGATATATGGACAAGGATGATCCGGTGGAGAATCTGCGGAAAGCACAGTGGTATCTCGAGCGAGAGATCCTGCGATTAACCCGAGCCCCAAGATGAAACCAATACTCTTCATCGGCGAGCAATGGGGCGAAGCGGAAGCCCGGATCAAGCGAGGCTTCTGCGGTGCAACCGGTGCGGAGCTAATCCGTATGCTCACCGAAGCCGGTGTGATCCAACTCTCCCCACTCGACTCCGCCCACCTCCGCAGCTTCTGGGCCACCCGCGATCCCTGGTCCTTGGACAAAATCTGGGAGAACCACCGTGAAACCCTCCTCCGCACCAACGTCTTCAACATCTACCCACCCGGGAACAAACTCGAATACTTCTGCGGAGGCAAACCCCTCTCCCTCCCAAACTACGCCAAGCTTCTCAAAGCCGGGTATGTTAGATCTGAGTTCGCCCCAGAACTGGATCGTCTTGGCGATGAAATCCTCGCTCATGATCCTAATCTCATTGTCTGCTTGGGGAATACTGCTATATGGGCTATGCTGGGGACTACTGGGGTTCGGAAACTCCGGGGCACAACCGCTGTTAGCACTCATTGCGTTAGTGGGTATAAGCTGCTTTGCACTTATCATCCTAGCGCTGTGCACCGGCAATGGGAACTCCGACCCACAGTAGTTTCGGATCTCAGCAAAATCAACGATGAAAAGGACACCGCAAATGTCTCCCGCCCCCCGGTTGAAATCTGGACCGAGCCAACGCTTGAAGACATCACTAGCTTCTTCGAAAACCATGTCCGCGGCTGTCAACTACTTTCTGTCGACATCGAAACAAGTGGCACAAGAATCACATGCATTGGATTCGCTCCCAGACCAGACCTTGCACTTGTTATTCCGTTCGATGACGAGCGAGCAGAGAGTGGAAGCTATTGGGCTGATGCGCAGTCTGAACGACAGTGCTGGAAGCTTATACGTTCGGTGCTTGAGGATCCGACGATATGCAAACTCTTCCAAAATGGATTGTATGATATCGCCTTCCTCCTGCGAAGTTACCGAATCGGAGTGAGGGGTGCGGCGCACGATACGATGCTCTTGCATCACGCGTTGCAACCTGAAAGTTTAAAGAGCCTCGGCTTTCTAGGTTCGATCTACACCAACCACGGACCTTGGAAGAGTGAAAGAAAACGGAGTGATACTGTAAAGAGGGACGCATGATAGATCAAATAAAAGCATACAACGACGAGCGCGATGCTGTCTTGCTCACGGACAACCTAGTCGTATTTATCGATTGGGCCCTATCCAAGAAGCAGAAATTCTCCAACGATCTCGTGGCGGATATTGCTCGAAAGAAGATGATCACAGCCTGTCCTAAGCTTCCAGAGGAACTGCGCGCACAAGCAAAGCAGTGGCTTGAACAGCGCGGATATCAGAGTTGGGATTGAAGAGAGTGAGTGATACAGTGAAGAGAGATGCATGATTGAGACTGGAATTGTCATCATAGCATGGATCATCTTCGTGCTTATAGTTATCGCTGTAGTTTCAAAATGGTGAAAATAATCCACACCAACTCCACCCAACCCACCGATATCAAAAATCAATGGGAGCGAGACCAAATCTACAACGGCCTGGACTGCGCCGTCACCCTCGAGGTCTTTAACACCATCCATTCCCAGCTAGACGCAACCACCGCCGAAACCTACGCATTCTCCCGGGCGCTGCAAGGTCCTGTGTTGGAGATGCGCTGTCGGGGATCCCTCATCGACGCCAACCGCAAACGAGAGGTCATAAATGAATTCCATGATAAAATCGATTATCTCGAACGCGGCCTTTCTCGCATCGTGCTTGACGGTGTTGGCATGCGCTCATTCAGTTGGCGTAGTTCGAAGCAGGTTATGGAGCTATTTTATAATCACCTTCAAATCCCCATCATCAAGAAACAAGGCCGCCCAACAGCTGATCGCGATGCATTGGAAAAGGTCCGAGCCTTCACCGTAGCCAAGCCAATTGTGGCGCACCTAATCGCGCTACGAGAGTTGTCAAAGAAAATCGAAGCCCTCGAAATGGGAGTAGACAATGACGGACGAATGCGAACATCCTACAACATCGCTGGAACAAACACTGGCCGCTTTAGCTCTAGCTTCAGCGAATTTGGCACTGGCGGAAACTTTCAGAACGTGGAGGAAAGCCTTAGAAGCATATTCGTCGCTGATCGTGGATGTAAATTCGCCAAGTTTGACGCGAAGAGCGGTGAGAGCTACATCGTTGGAGCAATAGAAGGGAATCTTTTCAATGACTGGAAATACCTCGACGCTGTCGAATCGGGAGACATTCATACAGCGGTTGCACGGCTTTGCTGGCCTGATCTTGGATGGACTGGAGACATCAAGCGAGATAAAGTTATCGCGGAACGGCCATATTACCGTCATTACGATTACCGATTCATGTGCAAGAAGCTCGGACATGGAAGCAACTACGGAGGACAGCCACGCAGACTCTCCGAGGAAACCAAACTCCCTGAGCGGATGGTCGCTGGATTCCAGCCCAAGTACTTCGGAGCCTTTCCAAGTCACCTTGAGCGACTCAAATGGACCGACAATGTCTTATCAAGAATGGGTAACCTTACGACACTTACTGGCCGCAAACGATGGTTCTTTGGACGCAGAAGTGATCCTGCTACCCAGCGAGAGGCTTACGCGTATGATCCTCAAGGTTCACTTGCCGACATAGTCAACCATGCCATGCTCCGCATCTGGCGAGATCGCACAGCCGGTGCGGTGGTTGTTTTCCAAGATCACGATGCGCTTACTTATATGTATCCTGAGGAGCGCGAGGATAAAGTCGTACCGGCACTGCAAAAGGCCTTGGGTGAGGATATCGTACTCACCAATGGCCGAGTAATGCGCATTCCATATGATTGCAAAACGGGATGGAATAAGGGAGAATATTGCTGTGGGGATCGAACCCGACCCGGATGTGACCGGTGTAACAAGCAACAAAATCTTGACGGGCTTAGAGAATGGAAAGG